CACCCCAACCCCCCGGCGACGGGGCGGTCGCCGGGGGGTTGGGGTGCGGGGATGCCGGGCGGCATCGGGAGTAGCCCGCCTGCGTCGGGGGTGCGGTGCGGGGCCGGGAGCGGCTCGGCGTCGGGGGCGCGGCCGATGGCGTGCCAGGTCTCGGCGATGGCGGCGGCGGCCGGGCGGGGCCGGGTGAGCTGCGCGACGGCCTTGGCGTGCCCGTCGGCCTTGGCCAGGAGTTCGCGTTCGATCTCGACGTAGCTGCGGTGCTGGTAGTCGAGTGCGGCGCGGTCGACGGCGTCACGGCGGACGCGCTCTAGCGCCTGGTTGAGGTCGTCGAGCTTGGCCTGCAGGTCGCCGATCTGGCGGGCCACGTCCTTCTCCTGGGTGGCGAGCTGGTCCAGTGGGGGCAGCAGGTCGCGCTTTTCGGCGATGGCGGTGGCTTTGCGGGCGTAGTCGGCGGCGTGGGCGCGCAGGTCGGCGACGATGTCACTCATCGGGTCTTCTCCTTGGCCAGCTCCTCGGTGAAGAGGGCGTCGAACACGTCCGGGTAGATGTCGATCAGGCGGCGGACGGCGGCGTTGCGGGCACGGGTGGCGGGCCCGCTGTGGGCGCGGTTGGCCTCCCGACAGGGCTCGCAGGGGTCCTCGCCGTGGCGCCGGTGGCGTTGGTAGGCGGCGATGGTGCCGCAGGGCTTCAGCTCACGCGCCATTGCGGGCCTCCTTGCCGTTGATCGCGCGGGCGATGGCGAGTGCCTTGTCCGTGTTGAGCACGGGCGCGACCAGTGCGAACGCTTCCAGCAGGTCAGCGAGCGGTTCGGCGATCTGCGGTCCGGCCAGCGCGATCCAGGCGGCGTCGGCGACGGCGAGGATGTCCTCGCGGACCGACTCGTGGACCTTGATGACGGTGTCGCGGTAGCCCGCCGGGTCACCGGGGACGGGGCCACCTGCGACGAGGACGGGCCACGGGCCGTCGCCGGTGGAGTGGTCCTCCCAGGGGCCGGGGGTGGCCTTGGCAGCCGTCTGGCGGAGCTTGGCCGCCGCCTGCCTCAGTTCGGTCACGGGCGTGCTCATTCGTCGATCGCCTCCTCGTCGTCGCCGCAGCGGTGGCCGTAGACGACCTGGCGCGCGTCGGCGTCGTTGCAGACGAGGTCGTAGGCCAGCCCGGTGCGGAGCCCGCACGGGATGTGGATCAGGTGGTGGATCTGCCACCAGCCGGACGCGCGCTCGGCCTTCCAGTCGGACGGCAGCCTCATGACCGGGCCTCCTTGCGGATGTGGTCGGTGTCCATGCGGCGGATCGCCTCGACGTAGTCGGCGGCCCGGTCGAACACGGCGGGCTGGTGGTCGCACAGCCAGCGGGCGACCATGTGTTCCTCGTGCGAGGTGAGGTCGTGGAGGCGCTGCTCGCGCTCGGCGGCGGTCACGACGCGACGCCCTTCACCTCGGTCGCGGCAAGGGCGCGCAGGGCCTGGTAGTACCGCTCGATCCCCCAGCGGATCGCGTGGCAGGCCCACAGGTACTGCCAGGTGTAGGTGCGGAAGTCCCACTCGAAGGTGTCGACGAAGCGCCAGCCTTCGTACTCGAACCGCTCCAGTTCGCACCGGGCCCCGTGCTCCCAGGTGATGTCGCCCCACTCGAACAGGTCCCGGACCGCCCGGCTGATGCCCGCCGGGGCCTGGCGTGCGCGGATCGCCTCGGCGACGTCCTGTTTCACCTCCTGCTTGAACAGGACGTAGTCGTAGGCCTTGACGCTCTCGCGACCGCCGGGCAGCTTCTCCGCCCAGTAGTCCGGGTTGATCGTCGGGCCACGGAAGAACTCGAACATGTCCTGGATGCGGGTGAACATGAACCCGCCCATGTCGCCCCGGAAGGCGAGGTTCCCGGGCCAGGTGATCAGGTCGAACCAGGAGAAGCCGGTGCCGGGCTTCTGGAACCGCACGTGCCGGTACAGGCGGTCGTCGTGCAGGACGGTCATCTCGTGCTCGGTGACGTCGGCGAGGAATCGGTGGACGTCGTAGTCGGGGTACTCGGGGATCTTCATGACTTCACCGCCACGGGCCTGACGTCGACGTGGGTCCACACGGTCACGGGCACGCCCCGGTAGGTCGCCGACACGCACAGGTGGATCCACTCCAGCCCGCCGTCGCGGCCCTGAGACGCCTTCAGCCGGGCGCCGAGGAAGGTGGCGTAGCGGCGCATGTCGCGGCGCGCGTCACGGTCGTCGTCGCGCTCCAGGTGGCCGTGGAGACCGCCGTCGGTGTAGGTGGTCCAGTCGGCGTCGGGGACGCGCAGGTCGAGCAGGTGGTACAGGCACAGGGCGGCGTCGCGTTGCCCGCCCGGGGGTGTGTCGTCTGTGATACGCAGGTGCATGGCCGTGGCTCCCTTCAGGTGTACGGCCGTTTGGGGCGGCGCCCAGGTCTCGACCACCTGGGCGCCGTTCTTGTTGATGCGGGCATGCATCTCGTTGATCCGGTCTTGGATCTTGCGGAGGGCCTCGCCGCCGGGGTCGCGGTCGGGGGTGGGGTCGGCGAGGAGGGCGCGCATGGCGGTGTCCTCGACGGCCGTCGGCGGACGCTCCCCGGTCACTGCTTGTCCTCGGCGATCTTCGGGTGCGGCCTGGCGTCGTGGCCCATGAAGGCGTCGGCGGCGTGGGTCCACTTCCCGAACGGGCTGAGTAGCATGGCCCGCCCGCACCAGCACACGCCGCGTTCCCAGTCGGGCAGCACCGGCAGCAGGTGGGCGTCGACCGCCGCCCACTGCGGACGCTGGTCCCTGGTGGGCTCGTCCGCCTCCCAGCCGCACGAGCAGGTCGCCTGCGTCATGAGGTTGTAGGCGGTGCCGCTGTAGCGTGCGCCGATGGTGTGGGCGGCGTACCGGGCGAGCATGTCGCTCACGACGGCGGCCGTGTCCGGCCCGGGTTCGGGGATCGCGTCGAAGGCGAGCTGCTCAGCCATTGAACGGTTCCTCCCACTTGCGGGCGTACTCGGCTGCGGTGTGCGCGGCCACGTGCCGCCGATGCCCGGCCAGGTCTTCGGGGTGCCACAGCGGTCCCGTGCACCCCCACCTGCGGCACTCCGGCATGCGGCGGGCGCCGATGTCGGCGTGGTGCGCCGGGGTCAGGCGGCGGACGCGGCGGGCGCACATCTGGCACTCGCGGACCACCGGCGGGCGCAGCCGGGTGAGGGCGCGCAGGATCGACCGGGCGGTCATGACCGGGCCTCGGCGTCCAGGACGCGGATGGTGGGGCACTGGCCGACGAGCCAGTCGTTGTCGCACGCGTAGCACGTGTCGCTACCGGGCTCGGCCGAGTGCAGGTCGCGGACGTGCCGCACCTGCTCGCGGAGCCGCTCCACCTCGGCGCCGCTGATGATCCGTCGCTCGGCCTCGGCGCGGGGGCCGATGTGGCCGCACTCGGTGCACCACAACTCCACGGGGTCGGGCACGTCTTCGGGATCGTCGGCGACCCATCGACCGCAGGCGCGGCACTGCCATTCGGTGGCCTGCTCCACGGCGGCGCGGAGCCGGTCCACCTCGGCCAGCAGCGCGCGGACGGCCCCAGGGGGAACCGTGCCGAGCGCGTCGAGGACGCTGCGGATCTTGGCGAGCCGCTCGGCGCTGATCGACTCGGTCATGACTTCCACACCCCTCTGACCCACGCCCCGACCACGAACTCCCGCAGAGAACCGCCCGGCACCAGCACCCCGCCGCCCACGTCGAACGCCGACAGGGACCCGTCGGCGACCATGGCGTGCACGACGTCCTCATCGACCCGCAGGTACTCGGCGACCTCGGACGGCGTCAGCAGGCGGGTGAACAGGTCAGCCATCACCGGTCACCGCCCTCGGCGCCGTTGCCCTGCTCGCCCTCCTGGCCGCGCGCCTCGGCCACCAGCTCGCCGAGCTTGTCCGCGGGGTCCGGGCCGGCCGCGACCTTCTCCAGTGCCTCGATGAGCGCGTGGGCCTCAGCCTTGGTCATGTCCTTGCTCGACTGCAGCGGGCGGCCGACGATCGCGGACGCGGCCCGCAGCTTGTCGTCGCGGTCGTTCCAGCCGATCTGACCGAGCACCGTGTTGACCTTGGTGAGCTGCGGTCCCGTGACACTGTCGGGCGCGGACTCGCCGGGCAGCGGCGGCCTGGCGGCCGCCGGCGGGGGCGTGGACCGCTGGGTCGTCGTCCCGCGCTGCTGCTGCGCCGCCTGCCGCTGCGACCTCTGGGCCGGGCGCGGCCCGTCATCGGCCAGCCGCGACTCGTCGTCCTCGTCCGCGGCGATCCCGACCACGGCGGCCAGGCAGTACCGGCGCGCGTAGGTGATCCGGCCGCCGAGCATCTGGATACCGCCCTCACCAGCGAGCGGGAACTCGCCGGTCAGCGCCTCTCCGGACTCGTGCAGCAGGCTGTAGCGCAGGCACATCTTCCCGGCCTCGCCGAGACCCGGCATTGCCGCGAACGCCAGGCCGTGCTCGGCCAGCAGAGGCAGGACGGCCTCGGTGAGGTTGGACAGCGTGGCGTAGCTGTAGGAGTAGCTGCCCTTGTTCGTCGTCACCTCGACGGTGCGGTCGCGCTCCAGCTTGGGGAGCTTGGCCTGCACCTTGGCCAGCGCGGCGTTCAGCTTCGGGGTCGCGGTCATCACGCGTCCACCTCGTCGGCCTTGGCCAGCACGTACCGGGACGCGGTCGGCGGCTCGATCGGCTCACCGATCAGGTCCCGCGCGCCCTGGTCGAACTGGCCGACCTGCTGCATGTACAGCAGCGCCCGGTGCTGCTCCTCGCCCGCCGTCACCGGGATCAGCGAGTAGCCGTCCGGGCGGATCCACAGCGCGCCAGTCCACTCGACCTCCGGCATCGGGACCGCCGAGTCCGGGTCACGCGGGTCGGGCTGCAGGAACTCGGCGAACCGGTAGCCGGCCAGTTGTGCGGCGGTCTCCCCGAAGATTCCCGACCGGTTGGTCTTGGCGTCGATCAGGCAGTTGCACACGAACCCCTCGTCGTCGCGCGGCAGTTCGGCGTACTCCTCCATGTCCGGCAGGAGGATGTCGCCGAAGATGTCGAACGTCCCGACGTAGCGGTGCGACTCGGAGTACACGACCGCCTCGACGTAGCGGGCGCGCAGCTGGAACTCGTCCAGGAACTTGACGTAGCTGTCCACGTAGGGGCGCAGCAGGTCGGGTACCACGACGGCCTCGCCGTTGATGAGCCTCTCGCCCAGCTTGTGCACCTGGGTGCCGCGCTTGGCGGCCTCGTCCTTGACGGCGTACCGGCCGCCCTGGATCTTCTTGAGCCGGGCCGACGGCGCTAGTCCGGCCAGCTCGTCCCAGTGGTCCAGGGTGTAGTCGGCGGTGGCGTTCGCGGCCCAGTTGATCAGGGCCTTCTTGGGCAGGCCCTTGTCGAGGATGGTGGTGACGCCGTCGATCCGGTCGCCGGTCTCGGTGTCGATGTACCAGTGGTTGCGGCCGCTGTCGTGGCGGACGATCTTCACGTTCGTCACTCCTGCCAGTCGTCGTCGATGTGGATGGTCTGGACGTGGGTATCGGCGCGGCGTCGGGCCTCGTCCAGCAGCAGGAATGCGGCGCGCGGCCGGGACACCTCGGCGACCTCGCTCAGGAAGTCCACGGCCTCGGTGGGGCCGGCCATCTGCTCGTCGTACATCTCGGCGGCCATCGCGACCCAGTCGGTCAGGGACGGCTCCGGGACGGTCATGGCGTCCTCGCCTTCAGGGTCTTGTTGGTCTCGATGAGGCCGAGCACTTCCGCCTCCAGCGCCGCCACCCGCTCGGCCAGCGCCTCCACCTGCTCGGCAAGGGCACGGCGCTCAGCGGCGGCGTCGGCGGCGCGGGCGCACGCGTAGCAGTCGTCACCCGGGCACAGCCCGTCGCACCGCTGGATCCGCGGCGGGGGCGGCGCGGGCTGCGACTTCACCGGCATCGACCACGGCCGCGTGTCCTCACCGGCAGGCAACTCCCGCACCACGTGCCGGCCGGTCTCGGGGTGCCGGTCGCCGCACACCTCGCCCGTCGCGCACGTCACCGGCCGGGACGGGGCGACCAGCCGCACCTCCGGGGCCAGGTCGTCGGAGCCAGCCGACGGCCACGCCCTGCGCATCGCCTCGCGGAAGGGGTTCACGGGGCCGGTCACCGCGCCCACCGCCCCTCGGCCACTCGGCCGGCCAGCGGGAACCGGCCCTCCGCGCGCATCTCGTGCTGGTGGGCGAACGAACCGGCCACGGCCCGCTCCAGGGTGAAGCCGAACTCGGCCTGCACCTTCAGCGCGGTCCGGGCCTGCCAGCCCTCCAGGAAGTAGGGGGAGGCCGGGTCCTCCAGCGCCTCGCGGATCTCGGCGTCGGTCAGCAGCTCGTTCACCTGCTTCACGGATTCGCTCCTTTACTCTGGGTTCGCGGATTGCTCCGCGGCGACCTCCGGCTGCTTGGCGGCCCCGGGGGTCGTCTTGTTCAGGGGGTGGTCTTCTTGCGGCGGGCCATCGCGGAGCGGTAGGCCATGCGCGAGTAGTGCGCCGACCTGGCGTTCTCCGCCGCCTTCGCGCGGGTGGCCTCGTCCATCTCGCCGTCGGGGTCGACGCGCTTCTCCCAGTAGGAGAGGGACGCCGGCGAAGCGGCGGTGCCTGGCGCGGTGCGGGCGGTGCGGTCGGTCGTCTTCGCCCAGCTCGAGTGCACGGCCAGACGGGCGCGCAGGCCGCGCATCGCGGCGGCGTGCGGGCAGCCCTTGTTCCGACAGAGCGAGGCGGTCCGCGGGTTTTCGGTGCCGCAGCCACAGGTCCAGGTGGCGGCCATCACGCACCGCCGTCGATGAGGGCGAGCGTGGCTGGATAGCGGTCGGCGTACCAGCGGTCCCATGCCTCGCCGAAGAGCGGCATGTCCCGCCTGGTCCAGGCGTAGGTCTCCCGGATCTGACCGTTGGGCAGCTCGCTCGCGCGCTTGCCCGGCTTCTCGCCGTGCTCGGCCTCGTAGAGCGACGCGACGCGCCGGCCGAACCAGGACTGCACGGACTCGATGTCGGCCTTGGCCAGGCCCTTGCTCTTGAGGAAGTCGGGGACGTACAGCGGCATGTCGTCCGGGTCGATCTCCGGCTCCTCGCCGAGACCTCGCGCGATGACGACCTTGGTCTTGGCGCCCAGCCATCCGGGGTCGACCAGATTGCGGGCGGCGTCGAGCAGCTTCACTTGCGCGCGGGACACGGCCGCTCGCTCGATCGCCTCATTCCGCACCTCCGGACCGGCGACCTCCTCCACGTCGAGCAGATAGGTGCGGACGGCCTGCGCGATGGAGGACTCAGTGAGGAGTTGGCCGACGTTCAGGATCGTCCGTCGAGTAAAGAGCGCGAGGGCGTTGCGAGAGGAGCCCGTCAGATTGACGGTCTGCTTGAACTCGCGGAGTTCGCTGCCGCGCAGCACGCGGCGACCATTGAGTTCCAGTTCGGCGCGGTTGCGTTGGACCAGGCTCTCGACGGCGTCGACGTCGACCTCGTAGTACGAGGCGACCATCTCGGTCGTGGCGTGGACACCGTCAGGCAGCAGCGACAGGGCCTTGACTTTGTCGAGCACGTCCGTACGTCCGGCGTACTGGTCGCGGAGGGTGCGCGACTCGGTGAGGGCGACTTCCCTGATCTCGCTCATCAGATCTCCTTCCCGCAGTTGCGGCACCGAGTTCGGCTCGGCTCGTTCTCGGTGAAGCAGTGCGGGCACTCCTTCATCGGCTGGCGCCTTGGTGTGGGGCTCACGCGGTCCTGGCCTCCGGGCGTTCGGCCTCGGCGAGGATGGCCACCTTGGGCACCTTGAGTGCGCGGGCGATCGCGCCGATGAGCTGAGGACTCGCTCCGCGCGCGTTTGTCTCCACGTTGCGGATGTGGTTGGGGTGAACGTCGATCCCGTCGTGCTCCCTGATGAGGTCGCAGACCTGCCGGACCGTCAGTTCGCTGCGCTCGCGGATCGCCCTGATCGCCGGTCCGTTCTGGATCCGGGTGGGGGGCGTCTGTGTCATGACGACCACTCTAAGGCGTGTTCAGGCGTGAATCAAGTCCGAAACCAGTGGAAGTGACCTGAACATACTTGATCAGGCGTGACTGCTTGCCATACTGGCCTTACTTCTGGACCGGTCTCACGGGAACACGCCTAAACACGCCTGGCATGATGGGCACGTGGACAACGCAGAGGGTTGGCAGCGCCTTGCTCGGCTTGTGAAGGAGCGGCGCGAACTGCACGGCTGGACGCAGCTCGACGTGGCGACGCGCGGCGAGCTGTCCTTGGATCGCGTCCAGTCCATCGAGTCCGTCCGCACCGACCGGTACAGCGGGCGGACCCTGAGCAAGTTCGAGCGCGGCATGCGCTGGGAGCCGGGCAGTGTCCGCTCCGTGCTGGATGGCGGTGACCCTGTACCCATGGCCCAGCGGAAGCCGATCGGCACCGCCTACGAGGTCGAGTCGGCCGGCCCCGCGGGGGAGTGGTCGACCGAGGAGGCCGTGCGCCGGTCGGGGTTGAGCGAGGAGACCAAGCGCGAGTTGCTCTCGCTGCGCGAGTTGGTGGCGCGCTGGGTTGAGGCGGGCGACGAGGCGAGCATCCGCCGGACGGCTCGCGTGGTCCGCGCGCTGGACGAGGACGCAGGGTAAAACGCGCCAGAGCGTGATTTTCCTACGCCCACGCGGCTATTGGATTGCTAATCCACTTGTTATGGAAGTCCGAAACCCGTCAGTACCCCTGTCAGATGCTCGCACGCATGTTCGACCGGGCGGGCGCCAAAACTCCTTTTGACCTGCTGTAACCCCGCGTATGGCTGGACGTAGTTGTCACCCCGCCCAAAGCCGAAACTTGCTTAGGGTTCCCTTTTCGTGGCCCAGCGTCACATACTTCTGTGACCCGTTCCGGATCGCTTGTTGATCACGGAGGGTCACAACTGAATGGTGTATCGGGACCGGTCCATCCCGCTCGCTCCCCGCAAAAAGACTCGGCGACGATACCCCCCCCCCCCCCCCCCGGAGGTCTGTTTTGAAAGGGGAGCCGACACCCATGCCCAGGCAGGACCCCAGCGCGCACACGGACAGTGACCACCCTCGGCCCGATGATCCAGAAACCGCGCTCCGGATTCTGCGCCGCGTCACCATCACTCTCGCCGTCGCCCTCTGGGTCGCCGGCATCGCCTTCACCTTCATCGGGGGATGGGAGCACGACCTGCGGTGGTTCGTCGCAGGCTGCACTCTGGCCGGCCTGGGCGGCGTATCCACCGGCGTCGCCGCCGGGGCCTACATCGCCCTGCTGCGCGGCCGGCAGGAAGGAGGTCTCTACTACAGCCTCGTCGACATCCTCGCCGGGCTCAATGGACGGGTGAACGACCTGGAGGCCGGGGAGCGGCACATCATCCAGACGTTCCGGGAGATGGCCGACCGGGCGACAGGCACCGGTGGCGTGGCGCATATCCACCGGAACTGACCTACAGCCGGTCGCCGAAGCTCAGCCGCCGATGGGCCTCCCTCGCTCGCTCATCGGCGGCTGACTCGCCGTAGCGCTCCAGCATCTTGTTCGACCGCCACCCGAAGATGCGCTTCATGTCCTGGTCGTTCATTCCGGCCTTGCGCAGCTCGTGCGCCGCGGTGTGCCTCAGCTGGTGCGGGTGTATGCGCTCCACCTCGGCGGCATCGCAGCGGCGGTGCAGCATGTGCCGCACACCGGACTCCCCGAGCGGCCCCTTGGTGCCCACCCACACGCGCTTGGTAGCGCCCGCCTCCGGATGCTTGCGCCGGGCCCGCAGGTACCGGTCGAGGGCGCGCGCCGTCTTCAGCCCGAACGGCACCGCCCGCACCTTGTCGCCCTTGCCGTGCACCCAGAACACCTGCTGGTCCATGTCGACGTGCTCCAGCTCCAGCGCCAGGCACTCGTTCAGCCGCATGCCGCCGTCGGCGTAGGCGCGCATCAGGGCCTCGTCGCGGCGCCCCTCGAAGTCGTTCCCGCACGTCTTCAGCAGCCTCTGCAGGAGGTCGGCGGCCACCACCGGGACCGGCTTGGCGGTGACCTTCGGGTCGCGCATCCCCTTGGTCGGGGCCGCCTCCAACTCGCCCTCGTCCACCAGCCACAGGAAGAAGGTGCGGACCTGGGTGAAGCGGGTCAGGTGGGTGGAGGAGCCGGGCGCGGCCGCCGTCAGCTCCTCGAGCCAGTCCTGGATGTGGGAGCGCTCGATGTCCTCGAGCGCGGCGGGCGGCTCCGGCAGCGAGCGCAGGTAGCGCACGAAGGCGTTCACCGACTGCCCGTAGGTGCGCAGGGTGTGGTCGGACAGGTTGCTGGCGCGCAGGTACCGCTTGTAGGAGGTGAGGAGTTGCTCGATGTCGTCGGCCGCGTTGGGGGGAGTGGTCATGAGGGACCTCACGTAGTGGGGACCGTATCCGGCGTACTAGCCGCATTCGACGATCGGCGGCGGTTGCCGAATGGAGTCCTGGCAGCGTAACGTCACAGAACAGTACCGCAAGACCCCAGCAAAGATGATGGATACAGGTGCCCGTAGCGCGGCGTTCACGGCGTTCTAGCTAGGCCGATGGCCTGGTCAAATGCGATGCGTCACGAACCAGGAATCGCGACCGTATCTGTCATCTGCGCGGGGGCCGTCCGCGAGGAGAAGTCCATGGTCACCGGCCCGCACGACGCCCGCCACGCCCGAGGCAGGGGACGGCGCCTCGGTCTCTACTACGCCCGCCGCCGAGCCTGGCGCCGCTGCGGCGGCGACCACGAAGCCTTCCCGGCGATTATGCGCGAGGAGGCCACGGGCTACCTCTACCCCTACGCCCACGAGCCCGTCGAGCCGGCGGCCGAGTCGATCGGCCGGGCCCTGCTGATCAACGTCATGCGGGTCACGGCCGCGTGCATCCTCGTCGCCGTCGCGATCATCCTGTGGGACCTGTGGCCCTACCTCCGACACCTGGCCGGATGGTGACCGGCTAGTCAACGTGCGGGACGTCCGAGGTGAGGCCGTGGTCGATACGGCGCCGCAACGCCGGGTGGATCTCATAGCCCGCAAGGTCGGCCGGGTCGACCCAGCGCACCTCGGACGCCTCGTCCGTCGTGGTCAGATCGCCACCGATCGGGCGGGCGTGAAGGCACACGTTCACCGGCTGGCGGACCTCGTCCACCTTGCCGCCCTTGATGTACTCGATGACGTGATCCGGGGTGGTGAACACGCCCACAAGAGCGCCGGTCTCGATCTCGATGCCGGTCTCCTCCCGGCACTCCCGGACCGCGCACTCCCGGACGGTCTCCCCCTTCTTCAGGCCGCCGGTGGGGATGGTCCACAGGTTGTTGTCGGGGCGGCGGAGCAGCAGCACGCGGCCGGCCTCGTCCCGCACCAGCGCACTCGCTGACGGCTTGCGACTGGTCGGCTTGGGGGCATCCGGGTCCCGCCAGTGATCGACCCGCTTCGTCTTCTTCGGGCTCATCCCTCGCCCCCGTCCAGCGGCCGGGCCGACGCCCACACCCGCTCGAAGCTCTCCAGGTAGGTATTGAAGTATGCGCCGTCCACCCGGCGGAGGTGCATCGTCGGGGTGTAGGCCGCGAGGATCCCGTACACGTGCGCGTTGACGAGCATCTCGTCATCGAACCGGTAGATCGAGTTGTAGAGCGGGGTGTCGTGCAGTCTGATCTGCACGAGCCCGGCCAGCGGCCGGTAGTAGCCGAGCACGGCCGCCACCCGCCCGGCGACGCCCCCGCCGATCTTCTCCTCACCGTCACGGGCGCGCAGCTGCTCGCCCTCCGGATCCCCGATCAGGAGTCGCACGCGGGCGCCGGCCTGCGCACGCCGTTGCAGGAGTGGGATCCAGTCAGGATGCTCCTCGGTGAGGAACAGGCCCGCGTACGCGAGGTAGTCGACGTTCCGCTCGGCCTGGCGGAGGAGTTCGGTCCACAGGTGCCGGGGGACGTCGGACCGGCGCGGCCAGGTGGAGACCAGCTCGGCGCCGGTGAGGGATGCCTTGTCGACGCTGTTCGGCCACAGGTACGACTCATCCTCTTGCAGGATCGCGGCGACCCGGTAGCGGGTACGGGGGTAAGGCACAGAGGTCTCGGCCAACCACCGTTCGACGCTCTTGACGCTGACCTGGGCCATCTCGGCGATGTCGGCGATGTCCAAGCCGCGGCGGAGGATCGCGCGGCGGAGTCGCTCGTTCATGCAGTGATGCTGCCATCTACCGACATCCGGCGGCAGGCTCATGGCCGATAGATGTCGGTAGATGTCCAGGGGTGTCATCGCCCTGGGTTGCCAGCGGGGCCCATTGTGTGACGTGTGACGCAGAGAACAGCCGCCGAGAACGTGACTCCGGACCGCAGGCCCCTGCTGGAAGCGCTGGGCACCGTCCTGCGGGCGCACAAGCTGCACGCCGAGATGACCGACAACGGGCTGTACATCACCACACCTGACGCGGACGAGCCCAACACGACGGTCGTCGCCCGGGAGCGTAGCGACGACGGCGACCGCATGTGGTTCCTCACCTTCGAGGGCGACCCGCTCGCCGAGTGCGACAACTACCCGGACGTGGTCACGGCCATCAAGGGACTGGTGAACACGGGCCAGGAGATTCGCCGGGTCGTGAGGCCCTCATGAGCGACGAGGACGAGCGCCTGGCGCGCAAGGCTGCCGCGTTCGACGCATGGCTGGACAACATCCCCACTGTGCGCAACCCGGGCGGCGACCCGAAGACGATCGCGCTCCTGGAGCAGATCATCTCTGAGCCTGCGCCTCAGCCGGAGTCGGGCGCCGAGTAGACCCCGCGGCCCCAGGCCAACGGCGCGCGCCTGGGGCCGCGGTTCCAACGTCGTACGGCCGTGTGCGTTCACCCTCCCCGTGGACGACTATCCCCGCGCGGCCGTACGGCTCGGCGTGGGCCTTGGCTGGCCAGTCCATCCACTCCGGGGAGGGGGCGGCCGAGGCTCACAGGGGGCGGCCGGTCGGGGGAGCGGCCGGTCGTCCCCACCCGGGCACGACGAAAGGCCCGCCTCCCGAAGGAGGCGGGCCTTTCGCGTTTCGCCCTACGTGCCGCAGAACGTTGACAAAAACTTGACATCTCCGCGGATCAGCCCCCTTTCCATCCCCCTGTTGGGACGCTGGAGAAAGCCGCGCCACCACCGCTCTCTGAGGAGTCGTCATGTCCCAGCCCCGCCAGTTCGAGGTTTACACGGTGCTGTCGGTCACCCATGGCCTGCCCAGCGGCCTGGACCCCTACCTGGACATCCTCACCCACCTCACCGGGCAGCCCATGGACGTGGTCACGGCCATCCGGGCCGTGACGGTGAGCCGGCCGTGGCTGCTGGAGCAGCACCCCCGCCTCGCCGACTTCGTCAAGCCGGAGCGGTTCGAGCACGAGCGATTCACCAAGGACGACTACCCGGCGATGGACGCCTGGGCCGCGCACGTCGCCGACCAGCTCGGGGCCCAGACGCTGCCGGTCCAGCCGCTGCCGCCCGGCGAATGGACGCGGCAGACGCCCATCGAGGAGGTGCTCGACCACGCGGATCCGGCCAAGGTGATCGTGGTCGACCCCGAGAGCATCCGCTGACCGACGACAACACCCGAAGGAGTGCCATGGATCAGCCCGTGACCGAAGAGACCCTCGAGGAGCGGGAAGCGCGCTGGGCCGAGGAGGACCGGCACGCCGACGACGTCCTCCAGGCGTGGAAGGAAAGCCGCGGGGAACCGGATTGGGCCGATTACTACGCTCACCAGGAGTAGGCCGCCACCCACGACGAAACGCCCCGACTCCCGGAGGAGACGGGGCGTTCGTGTGCGGCGCGCTTCCCTACGCGCCGACGAGGCCAGGCGATGTCAGGCCCGAGGCGGCCCCACCTTCGCCACGACCGGCGCCGGGGACACGTTCTGCCGGAGCAGCAGCGCCAGCACGATGCTCCCCGCCGTGACGCTCGTGCTGATCGCGTTCGCGCTCAGGTCCCAGCCGAAGGCGGCGAACGCCGTCAGGATGGTGGCCGCCGCGCCGGCCAGCGTGGGCACCACGACCGGCCTCGTCATCGCAGCGACGACCGCCGCGAGTAGAGCGGTGGTGATGACCGAGATCGCGTCGACCATGGCCTCGTCCAGGCCGAGGCCCCAGGCGACGAGCATGGCGACGAACGCGTTCACCGCGTAGGCGATGACGGCCGGTTCCAAGCCGAAGATCCTCATGAGTCAGCCCTCCTGGGCGGTGTCGAGCGCGGCCCGGACGAAGCAGTCCTTCGCCTCCAGCAATTTGCGGAGCCCCGCCGTCAGTTCAGGGCCGTCCGGCAGGGTGACGATCATCTGCTCGGCGAGGTCGTGGCACTGCCGGGAGACCTCGCGCAGCGGCGTCTTCAGGTGCTCGTAGCCGAAGTAGCGGGCGATCTGCTGCGTGCCGGGGTGCCGGTCGGTCAGGTCCATCACGGGTGGCGACCTCCTCAGGTCACAGGGCGGCCGGTGCCGCCACGTTGGAGGGGCGCGCCGTGCATCCGGGCCGTGGCTGCTTATATTTCGCCCGTCTCGGCCGAGTTGCTTCTTTTATAAGCACAGATGCAAGACGGCCCGGGTCAGCACTCCTCGGTGAGGGTGAGCGTCCCTGTGGCGCCGCACTTGCCGCACCGCAGGTCGATCGTGGTGTACTGGGCACCCTCGCCGGGCTTGCCCGTCCACGTCACGCGCTCGGACCGCTTGGCCATCGGCTTCGCGCAGTGGAGGATCTGCCCGCCCAGGCTGTCGACGCCCGTTTCCGCCGGTGCGGTCTCGGCGGCCATCAGGACTCCAGGCGGGCGCGGAGCCCGTCCAGGACCTGCTGGGCGAGCGTCTCCGGGAGCGCGTTCACCACGTGCTGGGCGATGGCCGCCTCATCCACGTCCGGCACCTGCCCGGCCAGCGCCACCACCAGGCCCTGCACCTCCCGCACCGCCGAGTAGGTGTCGCGCAGGATGTTCACGTGCCGCCACGTCGGGTTGTCCTCGGCCGAGCCGGTCGGCCGCGGGGCGGTGTCGGTGTTCCACACGATGTCGCGGATCTTGTTCAGGTCCTCATTCGACAGCGGCATGTCCTCGTCCTCCTGTACCGATCCGGTGAGGCTGCCATCGCGGACCAGCCCGTACAGGGCCAGACCGGGGCAGCTGGTGGAGATGAAGTCGCGGTGACCCTTGATCGCAGCAGCGAGGCCCTTGCCGCGCAGCCACGCCCGCAGTTCCTTGAACGCGTTGACCTGCGCGGCCGTGGGTTGTTCCTTGTCGCCGGACATGAACGTCACGCTCGTCCACGTCGAGTTCCCGCCGGGCTGCGCGGCCTGCTGCTTCTGCCAGCCGCGGCCCTCCATCACGATGCCGTGCGGGCAGACAGCGAAGGAGTAGCCGATGTCCGCCCAGCCGCGGGCGCTGGACATGTGGAACCGGCGGGTGTTGCGCCAGTACGTGCGGCACGCCTCGTGCGACTTGCCCGCCAGGCCCTGGTTGGACCCGTCGTAGTGGACGACGATGCCGTTCTTGCAGGGGGCGTATCCGGCGGCGGTCGCCGGCCAGCCGAACGCGCTGCGCTTCTCCAGCTTCATCCGCGTCCCTCGGCGTAGCTGTCGGCAGGGTCGATGTCGCCGTCTTCCGGCTCGTCGGGCTCGGGAACGTCGGGCACGTCGATCTCCTCGACGTCCATCCCGTCGTCCTCGTCGTCGTTGGGCACGTCCACGTGCGGCGGGTCGGTCACGGTGCCTCCGTTGTGCAGGTCCACGCCCCCAGGGGCGGTGTCGGCGGGGTGCAGTACACGGTCTGTGGGGTCTCGCCGGGCGGGCCCTGCTCGCCGCGCGGCCCCGGCTCGCCCTGCGGACCGGCCGGGCCAGGCGGCCCGGCGGGGCCCTGGGTGCCGTCCTGGCCGGGCTGCCCGGGTGCGCCGCTCGACCCGGGTGCGCCGGACGGTCCCGGGGATCCGGGTGAACCTGCAGGGCCGCGGCCGCCGGCGGGACCTGGGTTGCCCCTTGAGCCGGGAGCGCCTGAGGACCCGGGAGGTCCGGGGGAGCCGGGCGCCCCAGGCGCTCCCGGGGTATCGGGATTGGGAGCGATGTTGTGCTGGCGTAGCTGCTGCTCGTATGCCTGCCGTTCCCGCTCGGCCACCTCCAGCCGGTCGCCCAGGTCGCCGACCTTGTTCACCATGAAGACGGTCAGCAGCAGGACCGGCACCCACACCAGGACGGTCTGTAGCCACCACCGGCGCCGCTTCCGGGGCGGCGGCTCACGCTTCACTTGCCACCACCCCGCAGGGCGAGCAGGACGGCGAGGATGATGTTGGCGAGGACGAACAGGGCGGGCAGCACGCCGTTGAAGATGACCTGGCGCCAGTTCGCGCCGCCCTTGTCCAGCCGGTCGGCGGTCTCCTTGTCGGCCTTTTCGCGGGCTTCCTTCTCGCTCTGGTCGGCCTTCTCGCGGGCCTGCCGTTCTGCCTCGATGGCCTCCTTGCGGGCCAGCTTCTCCTCGGCGATGTCTCGCTCGATCTCGGCCAGGCGCCGCTTGACCTCTTCCAGGTCGCGTCCATGGATGTCCTTGGACACGACCCGCTGGCCGAGATCGCGAACGGCGGTTTCCAGCTGGGCCAGGCGCCAGGCGATCGTCGAAGGGTCATCGGCCACCGAGCCCCCTCACTGTCTGGTGGATCATGCGACCCGGGTCAGCACGATGTAGGAGTCGCCGCGGACCAGGGTGGCGGTGGCGTTGCTGGTGATCTGCGCCCACTGGAACCGGAACAGCCCGCCGGTGCCGCCGACGTTGAGGGTGCCTTGGATGGTCAGCGACATGAACGGGGTGTTCGTCGCGTCGGCGCCGCCGAACTGCGCAGTGCTGGACAGGATGAGCCGGTTGAAGTAGACGTCGCCCGAGGTGCCCGTCGCACCGACACCCAGGCCCGCGCCGGTCCACTCCATGAACCCGGTCGGGACCGTCCACCTGCATTTGAAGTCGGCGGTCGATGTGGTCGAGTAGTAGATGATCGACTGCATCGAGTACGTGGCGTTCGCGTCCACCGTCAGGAACAGGCTGGAGTCGTTGGCCAGCGTCGTGTTCGACGCACGCGACTCGTCGCTGCCCTTGCGGACATACAGCGGCTGCATCTTGGTCAGCAGGCTGGCTCGCACTCGCGACCCGGCGTACCACTCCGGAAACGGCAACGGGCCTCCTACATTGACAGGATCATCGGGTGCGTGAGCCGCACGTCGGTGCCGGCGGTGTGGGCCTTGACGATGCCGTTCTGGCTGCGGACGACAGTGAAGGTCTGCGGGCTGGACGTCCCGGAGATGGCGGTGACCTGTACGACCTCGCCGCCGACGGTGACCTCGAAGGGGAACTCGGCGGGGTCGGTGACCCAGCGCGGGCCCTCGGTGGTGGCCACCGACAGCGTGGTGTCGTCGGCGTCGGCGGCGGCGGCCAGTTCTGAGGCGTCGGTGTCGGCGCGGCCGAGGACGGGGTCGTCCAGGACGCCCACGTTCCAGGGGCTGCCCGGGACGGTGTTCCACTCCAGCCACCACCGCAGCGGCTCGATGACCTCGGTGTAGCCGTCGATGAGCAGGTCGACGTCACCGGGCGGCATCCATGGGGGAAGCCCGGTCAGGCGGATGTGGGAGCGCAGGTCCAGGCCGAGCGCGGTCTCGATGAGGTCGGGGTGCTTGTGCAGCTTGAGCCGCACGATCGGGTAGCGGGCCTCGTCGACGGTGCCGAGGTGGGCGCGCCACCCGGCCTGGTCGAGGAGTTGTGAGTCGTCGGCGACGTTGACGGTGACCTGCTCGTCGTAGACGCCGACGCCGTCCGGTGGGGCGGCGGTCGACAGGGGGCCGTTCTCGACGACGACGCGTGCCGACGAGCCGCCTTGCCTCTCCACCGTGACGTCGTTGCGGAGGTTCTGGTCGTCCTCGGTCGCCTCCAGCGGTGCGGCGACCTGGTCGTGGTAGTCCAGCTCCAGCTCGACGGGCGTGTTGAGGGAGGCGGTCAGCGACTTGTACCGCAGGCCGAGGGCGTCGCGCGGCTCGTAGAGGGTTCCGCCGTCGGCGTCGGCGGCCTCGGTCAGTAGGTCCAGGAAGGTCAGGGGGAACTGTGGTCCCATGGGCGCGGCGGTGGTGGCGTCGCCGACGATGACGACGGGCACGCCTTCTTCGGTGCCCAGGCGGGCGATGCGTTCGGCGGCGGTTTCGCCGGTGTAGCCGGACCCTGCAGGCGCATGGCCAAGGACGCTTCCGCGTCGGTTGTAGGGCGCCACTATCAGATGAGATACGGTGCCAGAGAAGGTGAGGCCCTGCGCAACATCGAGGTTTATCCCGACCGTTGTCACGGGGGTAGCTGTATCGGGCCCGGTATTGCCGATGATGTCGATCTCGTTGTCCACCGAGACGAATACCGGAATCGTGCCGTTGTCTTGAGTGGCCATGACGACGACCTGAACGGGGCCACGGCCGCGTACGTCGATCGCACCGGGTTCGCTGATCACAATGTTGTTGTCGCGGTCCGCCGCCTCGAGCACCAGAAGCCCGTTCACCGACTGACCTGTATAGATAGACCACTCAGTTGCCAGTGAGTTGCCAGGGGTGCGCCACTGGATCACGGGCGAGACACCATCGGCGCCCATGTCGGCGGGCAGGTCAATCCAGAACGCCACAGTCCAGTCGGATGGCCCCCCGGGCACGCCATTGATCAGGGATCCCGTCTCGCCAAAGGAGGCGCCTCCCGCCGTGCCGCCGGACGGTTCTCCGGTGAAGTTCACCTCACCTGCGAGCCGCATTCCGTTGAGCCGTGGATAGGGGGATGCCGCCATGCGCGCGCCCGGTGCGTCCTCGAGGGGCCAGTACGCGGTATAGGGGGCGGCGCTCATGACGCTGCGGAATATCGCGCTGTGCAGCGGTTTAGCCCCTTGGCCAAGGCGCCGCATGAGCCCGGCAGCCTCGATTGGCACCCACACGTTGTGGCCAGAGGTGTCCCAGGACACCGGCCAGGACGGCACCTCGCCGATGAAGCGGAAGAGGCGACTGGTCAGCTCGGCGCCCCCAGTCACGGACCAGGTGCGCCCCTGCGCGTCGGCGAAGGATGCGGTTCCGTCGGCTTGGGCTGTGAAGTCCGGCGAGGCAACCACAGTGCCGTCGATCCCGCTGCGCAGCTCGGCCCGATAGACCTTGCTGTCCAGCGGAATGCCGTCGAGCATGCCCACACTCAGCGGTGCGGTGCTGGCGAAGATGGAGGTAGTACCCGTTGCGATGACGGGGTCGCCTAGTTGAGTCCAGGGGCCCGCCAGAGAATCGGCGGTGTAGAACGTCGCGGTACGCCCGCCGGCGCCGTTGTCAACGTCCAGGGTCGCTCGCACAGCCTGCCGCCGCGTCGAGGACACCGGGGCCGTCGATGTCCGCGTGAGGAGGCTCGTACCGCCAGTACTCCAGGACAGTCGGATGTGGCCCGTGCTAAGCAGTGACATCGTCCATGACTGCTGATCCGGCAGAGCAGTCTTCCCTATCAGGTCGACCGCGTTGCCTACCCACGTCATCTCCGCTTCGAGACGGACGTCCAGGTCGCCAGTGATGTCAAGGGATGCATGGTCGGGGGTGGAAGCAGCCGAACCGGCGGCGGGCAGAAGCAGGTAGGTTTCACTGCCCGGGACGCTGACGCGCAGGGGTGTGTTCCGGCCGATCTGCCCGTAGTAGGGGCTCAGCGGGTTGCGGGGGCTGTAGCGGCCGTCCCGGTTGTTCAGCGTCAGGGTGCACCGGGACGGGTCGGGCTGGGAGCCCTCGGCGGACCGGCCGCCGGTGATGGTGATCGGGTCGCGGGTGTAGACGTGCCCGGTGACGTCGGTCCACGTCTGGCCTACCCGCAGCTCGACGCGGACGTCGATGGCCTCGTCAGGGAACGGCATCAGCGCCTCCCGAAGGCGATCTGGACGTCGCCGCGGCCTTCGGTCGTGACCATCTTGCGGATGCGCTCACGTAGGTCCCGGTCGCCGCCGAGCAGGTCCACGGTGACCTTCACATTCCCGTTCGGCCCGCGGGCCGCCGAGGCTCCCACCGGCGCGGGCCGGGAGGTGGCCACGGTGGAGCCGCCCACCGATGCCGCGCCCGCGAGCGCGCCGGCTGCGGCTTCGACGAGGCCCTGGTTCTTGTCCATGCCGAGCGCCAGGCCCTCGGCGAGGTTGGCGCCGAACCCGGCGAACACCTTGCTTGGGCTCGCGATGCCGAGGATCCGGGCGACGGGGCCGGGCACGATCCGCTTGACCAGGTTGACCAGGGACCGCTGCAGCCACGACGCGACGCTGACGATGCCGTTCCACAGGCCGTACAGCAGGCTCTTGCCCGCGTTGACCAGCAGGGACCCCATATTGCCCAGCGCGCCGAGCACGCGGCTCGGCAGGCGGGCCAGCCAGTTGATGACGTTTTTGAGCCCGGTCGACACCGCCGACGGCAGGGTCTTGGTGAAGAACTTCGAGATCTTGTCCCAGTGGGAGATGATCAGCCCGATCGGTCCCAGGAACCCGAACTTCGCCGCGTTCTTGATCAGCTTGACGATGAAGTCGAACCCGATCTTCAGCCAGCGCGGCAGGGTCTTGGTGAAGAAGGCGACGATCTTGTCCCAGTACTTGATGATCAGGAAAACGGCCGCGCCCGCTGCTGCTACGACCAGCGCCACCGGCCAGAACGCGATCAGCCACTGGGCGGCCATGATCGCGGCTGAGATGACCGCCCGTGCCGCCATCATCGTCCAGCTCGCCACCACCCGCCCGGCGGCCAGCGCCATCTGTCCGGTCATCAGCAGCCCGGAGCCGATCACGCGGGCCGCCGTCATCGCAGCCGAGGCGGCCATCCGCCCGGCCGCGATCGCGAAGCTGGCAGCCGCCCGACCCGCCGAGGCCGCTGCCGTGGCAGCGGCGCGCGCACCGGCCATCGCCAGCCGTCCGGCTGCGGCGCCCGCCTGCGCGGCGCCCCGCCCGACAGCTGCGGCCGCCCGGCCGATGCCGCGGCCCACCGAGGCGAACATGCTCCCCATGCGGGAGGCGAACTGGCGCAGGCGGGACGTCGGGTTGGCCACCGCGCTGCCGAGCTTGAACAGGCCCTTGCCGAGCAGGCCGATGCCGGTGAGCAGCGGGCCGATCCTGGAGGTGATCAGCCCGATCACGATGGACCACGCCAGGAAGTTGGTGACGACGCCCTGCATGCCGGGCGGCATCGACCCGATGATCGAGGCGATCAGGCCCAGCGCGCCGCCCAGGATCGGCAGCACCATCGTGAGCTGCTGCGCCGTCTGGTTGAGCAGGCGGAACAGGTTGGCGAGCTGCTGCTGCCCCTGCGCCGAATTCGCCCAGTTGGCGAACCGCTCGGACAGCAGCACCAGCGACCCGAGCAGGTCACCGGCGCCCGTCCCGGCCTGCCGGAACACCCCGGCCAGCCCGCGGCCCAGGTTCCGCACCACGGTCGTCAGCTGGTTCACCACCAGGCGCCCGCGGATGAAGAACGCCTCCAGCTTCTGCTGCCCGGTCGAGGACTTCGCCCACGTCGCCATCCGCGCGGTGAGCGCCTCCAGGGAGACGAGCATCCCGGACGCGCCGATGCTGCCCGCCCGGAACACCTGCCGCAGCGTCGACCCGACGTTGCGCAGGATGCGGCCCAGGCGCGTCACCGTCTCCACTGCGCGCTCGAACCACCGCGCGGCCTGCCCGCTGGCGACGATCTTCTGGAGCCACTCGCCCATCGCGGTGGCCATCCGGCCGATCGCGCTGCCGAGCCGGGGCATCTGCCCCAGGCCGAGGTTGGCGATGTCGCGCAGCCCGGCCAGCAGCGACGGCACCCCGCGGCCGGCGTTGTCGATGGCCTGCCGGGTCCGGCCGAACAGGTTGTTCAGGAACGCGATGCTGCGCGCCTCGCGGGCGAACACCGCCACCCGGGCGGCCAGGCCGCCCATCGAGGACGACACCCCGGACATGCCCGACTGGATCGGACCGCGCAGCAGCTTCCCGAGCCCGGCCGACTCCTTGGCCAGCGGCTTGAAGAACGCCTCCTGCACGGTGGTGCGCAGGCCCAGCAGCGCCGTGCCCAGCTCGCGCGTCACCGCACGGGCAGCCGGTGAGAGCTTGGCCAGCTCCTCCTCGAACTTGTCGAGCTCGCCCGAGACCGCCTTGCCGATAGCGTCGCCGACACCGGTGAAGGCGAGCTTCAGCGCCTGCAGCGCCACCACGGCCGAGGCGGCGATGGCCGGTAGCGCCACTGCCAGCCCGGCCGCCGGCGCGATGGCCGCCCCCAGGCTGATGCCCAGGGAGGCGATGCCGGCGGCCGCCGGGGCGATGGCGGTCGTCAGCGTCGCCGCGGCGCCGGCCAGGGCGGTGAACGCCGCGGCCCGGCCGACCTGCTGCAGGGACCGCTGGACGCCGCGCATCGTCCGGCGGAACCGGGAGTCGTCCGCGGTGATGGTCGCGACCAGTTGGCCGAGGTTGAGTGCCACGTCACCTCCCGTTCGCCGTGGCCTTCTCGGCCTTGTCGGCTTCCTTGTCCGGTGGGGCGAAGTGGCGGTTCAGGCGCGTCTCAGCGTTGAGGAGGGCGACGATGCGGGCGCGGAGCCAGCGCCACGACCGGGACCGCATCAGGGCCTGGTCCTCGACGTCCACGCCGAACTCGCTGTGCAGGTCGGCCTCGATCAGCGCCCACTGCTCGAGGAGCGCTTGCCAGGTGATGCCTTCTTGGGTGCCGACCGTGAGGCCCTCGTACCATTCGTAGAGGCCCGTGACCGGGTCGTACGCGCCGCGGCCGACGACGCCCGGCGGGAGGCCCGGTTCGGCCCCGGGGTCTCCGGGGCCGCCGCTTCCCCCTTGTCACCGGTCTCCCAGAAGCGCTCGGCGGTGTCGGCGTCGAAGGCGATCCAGATCATCGCGGTGACGGCGACGTGCTTGATGTCGCCCCAGTCCACGCCGTCTGCGAGCATCTGCTCGTAGGTGTCGCCCAGGACGCGCTCGTAGGTGTCGCGTTCCTCGTCGTCGTCCAGGACCGCGCCGTCGACGTCCTTGCCCTGGTAGGCGGCCAGGCCGATGTCCATGACCTTCTGCACCCACACGCCGGTCTCGGCGTCGACGTCGTGGACGCGGTAGGTGGTGCCGCCGATCGGCAGGTCGATGAACCGGCCGTCGACGAACTCCCGCAGGTCCTTGAAGGCCACCTCAGACCGCCGGGTTCGCGATGGGGTTGCGCTTGCCGTTGCCGGAGATCTTCACGGTGACCTTCTCCAGGTCCTTGGCGTCGCCGCCCTCCGGCTCCCACGACACCGACCCGAACCCCTCGTACGCCTCCGGCCCGCCGTCGCGGTCGTACCAGCGCACGTGCGCGGTGCCGCCGGAGCCGAACTGGTCGGACTGGGAACGCAGCTTCTCCTGGCCCGGGTCGTAGTTGCCGGAGGTCACGCCGACCTTGCGCAGCACCGTGGCCTCCAACTCCCAGCTCATCTGGGTCTTGGTGTTGGAGGACCAGCCGTCGCTGTCGTAGTCGGAGTCGTCCTCGAGGTTGTTCTCCTGGTTGGGCTTCAGCTCGCCGATCGCCCGGACCGGCGTCCACACGGGGACGGCGACGGTGCCGGTGTTGACGTCGAGCTTCCACTTGCGCGCCAGCGTCGCGACCAGCTGCTCGTCGCCGGTCAGCGCCGTGAACGTCAGGCCGCCGGTCAGCGTGACCGCGCCCGGGTTCAGCACCACGTTCGCCGCGCCCGCCGCGCCCGCCGGGGCGACCACGCGCATCAGGGTCGGCGACAGCGCCACGAAGCTCTGCACGGCGGTGCCGCCGATGGTCACGCCGGTGACGTCGTCGAGGTCGGTGCCGGTGATGAGGTGGGTCGTCCCGCCCGTCACGGGCGCGGTGGCCGGCGTGATGCCGGTGATCGCGATGGCCATGAGTGTTTACTCCTGTTCAGTCTGGCCGGTGCGAGTTCGGCCGGGACGCGTGGATGAAGTAGTTGCAGGCCCGCTCGTAGCGGCCGTTCTTGTCGACGCCCAGCAGCGCGGTGGACCGCCGGTAGATCAGCGAGGTGTGCACCGCCGCCGGCCCGGAGCCGAGGGTGAGCATCTGGGCGCCGTGCAGCAGGTTCCACGCCGCGTCGGCGACGTCGTCGCACACGTCCGGCTCGGTCGTGCCGCGGGAGCGGAGCTGCACGCCCACCGTCACATCGCCCAGGCCCGCGTCCTCCAGCTCGACCTCGACGTAGGCGCCCAGCGCGTACGCCCGGTCGAAGCGCTCCGGCAGCGTCCGCAGCGCGATCGGCGGCGGCGAGTCGGCGGCGTAGGCGCCGGTGGGCTGCCACTGCCCGACGCCGGCGGCGTCCAGGTGCTCGGCCAGACCGACGAGAAGGTCCTCGGTCCAGGACATCTACGTGCCGAGGACGTTGCGGATCGTCCGGGCCATGACCCGCAGCATCCGCGGCCGCTGCGTCATCATCGGAATCTCCAGGTACTTACGCGACCGGCCCGGGTCGTGCTGGTAGTGCGGGTCCTCGTGCTGGCGGACCGCATTCGGGTCGGAATAGGACACCGCCGCGCGGCCGGCGGCGTCGGTGGTCACCTGCCCGGAGGCCAGCAGCTGCCCGGTCTCCAGCGGCACCCGCCGGTTCGACACCTCCAGCAGCAGCTCGGCCGCGGCCCTGCTGCCCAGCCCGGCGCCCCGCCGCACCGCCGCGGTGACACGCTCGCCGTCCCAGTCCAGATCGATGCGCGTCATTGCACCCTCACCTCCAGATGCCGCACCCGCCGGTTCTCCCAGCGGCGGGTGACCGCGATCGCGCGGCCCACCTGCCCGGACGGCAGCGTGATACGGGACCGCTCCGGGCAGTCGGTCCCGTACGGCAGGTACACGGTGGTGGCCGAGGTCGCCTCGTGCCGTTCGGCCGACCCGTCCCGGCCGGCTTCCACGTCCACGCCCTCCTGCACCCGGGCGCGCGCGGAGAACCCCGGCCCGTACACCGGGCCCTTGGCGCCCTCGCCGGTCAGCGGCTCGATGGTGACCCGCTGGCGCATGAGCCGGGTGACGCTCATCCGACCCTCACCATCCCAGCGGCCGCCCCGCCGAACCGGTTGCGCAGCCGGTCGCGGGTCCGGTCCGACAGCTCCATCTCGGTGGCGCCCGCGTCGCCGTTGTAGGTGACGGCGTAGTCGCCCAGGCGCTCGGAGGCGATGTTGCTGATCGTCAGCCCGGAGCCGTCCTCCTCCTCACCCGACAGCGCGATCGCCGTCCCGGCCATCCGCGCCACCAGGTCCACCACGTCCGCGGGAACCTCGGCCAGACCGTGCACGTAGGTCACGACCGCGGGCCTGGGCAGCGGGCCGCACACCTCCCACCCGCACGGCCGCATCAGGCGGCCGTCGACCAGGGCGTAGGAGTCCGGATCGACCGTCTCCCCGTCCAGGACGACCGACGTCACCGAGATGATCGGCGGCCCCGGCAGGCGCAGGTACAGCGACCCGTCCCCGTACACCTTCACGGTCGAGGTCACCCGGGAGATGGGGACCCCGGCCGCGTCCCGGACCGCCGCCGAGGCGACGGCCAGGTAGGTCTCGGCGAGGGTCTCGTCGTCCCAGGCGATGCGCCGGGCGTCCAGGTCCGCGGTCGTGGCCAGCGGGGCCAGGGCCACCTCAGCCGCCGTACAGCTCGACGAGGTCGGCCTTGGTCATCTCCTCGGCCTCGGCGCGCTCTACGCCCTGCCGGCTGACGGCGTAGTCGACCCACTCCTCCTTGGAGGCGCGCTTGGACGGCCGGCCGTCCTTCGGCTCGTCGTCGTCCTGCGCCTTCTCGCCGTCGGCGGCCGCCACCCCGTACTCGGAGGGCAGGCCCCGCAGCGCCTCGATCACCTTGGCGTCGGTGGTCTCCAGCTCGCCGTCGGCGAACCGCCCGGACTTGCCGCCGGGCGCGTTGACCCGCAGGTACGGGTACTTCTCGGACGTGAACTTCATGTCTTCGCCTCCCGTCAGGCCGCGGCCGTGGTCAGGCCGGTGATCTTGCCGTGGGTGCGCTCGTTGCCGTACTTCAGGCCGACCTCGCCGTAGATCTGGTACCGCTCGGCCGCGCCGACCTTGGCCAGCGGCTCGGTGAACAGGAACCCCTTGCCGGGGATGTTCAGGAACACCGGGGCGCACTGGTCCAGCGAGACCACGGCCAGCTCCGCGGCGGGCATGTACCGGTTGAGCATGATGTTCAGCGTGCCGAAGTCGGTCTCGATCGTGGTGACTCGGACACCGCCGACCGTCCGGCTGGACTCCTGGTAGTTCTTGTCCGTGATGAAGATCTTCGTGAGCATGCGCTTCTGCCAGGCGTTCGCCATCAGGGTGGCGGTCTCGGAGACCTGGATGCCGCCCGACTCCCACACGTCCTGCAGCAGGTCCAGCACCATCGCCTCGGTCAGCGCCGCCGGGGTGCCGTTGACGACGACGTTGGTGGTGATGGCCTCCAGGATCCCGCGGGTCTTGCGCGGGGTGGCGTTGGTCGCCGGGTTGGCGAAGGTCCCGGTGATGAAGCTGACCTCGATGTCCCGGGCGATCTGGATGAGCTGCTGCTGGGTCTGCCAGTCCAGCTCGTCGGTCACCGGGTTGGACCCGGCGATGCCGACCGACCCGGGGTGCGCCGAGCCGGTGGAGTGGAACTGCCCGGTCGCGGCCTGCTTGGTGTAGGAGACCTCCAGCGCCTCCTGGTGGATCTCCACCACGTTGGTGACGTTGAACCGGACGCGCTCCTCAGCGGCCGGCGCGTTGGCGCCCTCCACCCGCTGCCGGTTGTTCTCGGGGGCGCGCAGGTCGTAGCCCTGCCACTGGAACAGGGTGGAGGTGGCCTGCTCGCCGCCGGTCAGGCCGCCGATCGCGGACAGGAACGGCGTGTCGGTCGGGGTGACGGCGAACAGTTCGCCGACGTAGTTCGGCAGGTTGTGGGTGGTGCCCTGCCCGGTGATGCCCGCCATGGGCCTCTCCTTCGTCTCGGGTGACAGGCAGGGCCGTGCGGCCTGCCGTGCTCGTTAGGTGTCGTTGCGCGCGGCCGCGAGCTGCGCGCTCTTCAGCCGCCGCGCCGTCGCCCAATCGCTCGCCTTCTCGGCCTCGGCGATCTGCTCGACGACCGTCTTGGCCGGGACCTTCTTGCGGGCGCCCTGGTCGGCACCGCCCTGGAACCGCGGCTTCCCGTTCTGCTGCGCAGCCAGGTACGGCTTCTTCTTCAGCAGGTCGGCGATCGCGTCATTCAGCTCGCCCTCGTCGACCTCGCCGTCCTCGCCCACCTCGAACTGGTCGAGGTCCAGCAGGCGCAGCGCGTCGGTCGGGTCGGCCAGCCTCCCGGCCGCCGCGGCCTTGACCTCGCTGCGCAGGATCCGCTTGTTCGCCTTGGCGAGCGCGGCCTTCTCGGCCTCGGCCGCCGCCGCCGCTGCCTTGTCGTCCCCGTTGCGGAGACGCTCCAGCTCGGCCTGGGCCTCCCGCAGCTTGCGGGCCGCCTCCTTGCGCTTCTCCTTCTCGGCCTGCAGGGCCTTCTGGCCCGCGGGGCCGAGCGGCTTGTCGTCCTCCTCCGGGCGCTCCTCGGCGGTCTGAGGCTCCTCCGCGGGCGTCTCGGGTTCGGGGGCCGGGTCGGGCTGCTCGGTGGGCTCGGTGGTCTGCTCGTCGGACATGAGTGGATCTCCCGTTGCGGGTGTGGTGGCCTGCCGTTGCGGCAGGTCAGACGATGTAGCCGTACAGGCGCAGCAGGCGGATGGCCTCGTCGCGGTCGCCGTCTGCGATCCGGTAGATCTCCTCGGGCATGATCCGAGGCGAGGGTGATCCGCGGCGGCGGGCCGAGCCCCGGCGGGTGGTGCCCTCGGTCGTGGTCCGGCGCCCGCCCGCGGTCGAGATGCCGCGGCGGGCGTTGACGACCTGGTTGATGTCGGCGCCGTCCCGGATCGCCTGCGCCGCCGCCTTGCCGAAGATGCGGTCCTGCTCGGCCCGCGACATCCCGTCGAAGATCTGCCTGGCGGTGTTGCGTGAGCGCCGGGCCCGGTAGTCCTCGATCGAGTAGATCGGCCGGTGCACGCACGCGCAGTTCGGATGCCGCTCGAACCCGGCCGACCAGGCGTAGATCTGCCCGGCCAGAATGATGCACCGCGAGCACGCACCCGGGGACACCAGCCGCTCATAGCCGAGGACCACCCGGTCGCCGGCCTGCGCCACCCCGGCGGCGACCCGGCCCGCGTCTTCGACCTGCGTCGCAACGATCATCGCCATTCGGCGGATCAGCCGCTCGAACGCCTCGTCGGCGGGCATGCCGTTCTCGATGTTGCGGATCGCCACCGCGATCGGGTAGCCCAGCAGCGTGTCCAGCGGCCGGCCGTCGGAGGCGGTCCCGGCCAGCGCCTCGGATGCGACCCGGCCCGCCAGTCGGGACCGTACGCCCGCCGTCCGCAGCACCTGCCGGATGTAGTCGGCGCCGGCCTCGGCCGACTCCTGCTGCGCCGCGATCACGGCGGCGAGCACCTGCTCGTCCACGCCGCCCGTCCACGACGGGCCCGGCCTGTCCCGCGGCATCCGGCCCAGCAGCCGCAGCGTCGCCGCCAGCGCGCGCTGCACGAGGTTCCTCTGGCCCGCCTGGTGCTCCCGGACGACCTCGTCGACCGTGGCCACGGGCTACTCCGCGACCGGCTCGTCGACCGGCTCAGGCGCGGGGCCGTCCTGCTCCGGCCGGCCGTTCACCATCTGCGAGACCGGGTCCAGCGCGGCCTCGCGCTCCCGCATCGCAACCACGTCGGCGACCTCGGTCGGTGTCAGGCCGTACCGGCGCGCGAGGTACTCGAACGGGAACCCCACCTGCTTCAGCTTCAGGACGCTGTCGGTGAGCTGGGCAAGGTTGCGGGACTCCGGATCGGCCCACAGCACGGTGCCCGCCTGCGCCGCCTGCGCCAGGGAGTCCTCGCCCTTGGCGAGCGCGACGAGCCGGAACACTTCGCGGAGCGCCTGCCCATACCAGAGCTGCTTCTCCTCGCACCGCTTCACCAGGCCCGTCTCGGCCGCGATCAGCGCGTCGCCGGACAGGTTGGCCATCTTGCCGATCAGGTAGTGCGCGGGCGTGCGCGTCTGCGCGGCGATGTGCCCGACGGCGACCTCGACGACGTCGGTGTACGCCTTCAGGTCGGCGGCCGGCCAGTTGGCGATCTGGGCGTTCTCGTCCTCGATCCACATGACGCGGTCCAGGGTGAACTTCTCCAGCGGCACGGGGATCTCGCCGACGACCTCCCCGGCCTCGTTCAGCTTCGGCATCTTGGGCAGCTCGGCGTTCAGCACCGCCCGTGCCGGGAGCGAGGCGAAGTCGGCCGAGTTGAACAGCAGTGCCCACAGCAGGTTGATCGCATCCTGCATGGAGACGACCCCGACGACGTCGGAGATCGGGTCGTCGGCGAGCCGGGGCCGGTTCGGCAGCTCCACCATCGGCACCACGCCCATGGGGTTGACCTGCGGGTTCTGCTCGTCCCCGGTCTCCTTGACGTCGCGCAGCACCCATTCGCGCACCATCTTGTCCACCGACGCCAGCGGCAGGCTCTTGCGTGCCGCCTGGCTGGCCTGGTACGTCGCCCGCTTGAACTTCCACACCTCGGCGGCGGTGAACAGCGTGCAGTACTCGTCGTCGCCGTCCTGCCACCGCTTCAGCGCCGCCACGCGGTCCCGCCTCGAACCGGCACGGTAGGCGACGATCGCCTGCGTCGCGTCCTCGAACGTCACCAGCGGCGTCTCTTCGTCGTCCCGGTCGCCCCACACCAGTGCGAACGACCGGGCCGCGACACTGGCGTCCAGGAACGCGAGCTGGGAGTCGGCATCCAGGCCGTTGGTCAGCCAGACCCGCCACAGGTCGGTGTCGGCCTTCTCCGCCCCGTACGGCTGGAACCCGGTGACGGTGAGCCGCTCCACGGGGGAGTCGGCCACGACCTGCGTCCAGTTGTCGGAGAACCCCTTGTAGCGGTCGGCGAAGAACTTGGAGAAGTCCGCCGAGGCGAACTTCAGGGGATGGTCACCGGCGTAGTAGTTGCCCAGCCGCTCCGCCTCCGGCGTGCGGCGGTTCAGCTCCTCGGTCAGCCGGTCGGCCAGTTCGCGGGCCTGTTGCAGCTCCACGCTCCTCCTCCCGGCTCACCACATCGACGAGGTGTAGACGTAGCTCTTCTTCTTCACCCGGTTCAGGCCCGCCGCGATGGCGTCCCCGGCGGCCTCGTGGGCGAGGATCGAGGTGACGCAGGCGTCGATCTTCTGCGCGTCGGAGGCCTTCACCAGCACGTACCGGTTGCCGGGCCGCGCGGCCTTGCGGGCGTTGCGCATGTGCTCGGTGGTGATCGGGCACCCGTCGTGCGTGAATGTCGAGTCGGCCTTGGCGACGTCGGTCAGCAGCCGCTCGGCCGCTGCGTGCATTTGCACTGGCCGGCGGGTGTACCAGCGGATGACGACCTTCTCGCCGTGCTTGTCCACCCAGGCGTCGCATTCGGACTCCCAGTACGGCGGGTCGACGTACGCGCGGACGACGTTGTAGGCGGCCATGACCTCGTCGAACGCCGCCGCGACCTCGAGCCGGGGAACCTGCCCGCCGTAGTCGGCCGGGTTCCAGATCGTCGACAGGCGGTCGGGGCCGGCCGTCGGGGTGAACTGGTGGCCGTCCAGCGTTTCGAGCCGGAGCGCCGTCCAGTCGTCGACGTCGGAGCCGTCGAAGCCCAGCACGACCGGCGTCCCGCGGGGGACATCCCGGCGGCGCTCGCGCGCCTCCCAGGCGCCCTCACGCAGCCAGCTCTCGGTCCCGCTGACGATCCGGTTGCCGAAGAACCGCTCGGCCTGCGCCGGGTCCTTCTCCAGGATTTCAGCGGCCTCGGCCTCGATGCCGTCCAGGTCCACGTGCGCGCTGCCCGCGTACACGTGGCGGTGGATCTTCCGGCGCTCACGCTTGTCGGTGTAGGACAGGCCGGGCGGCGGCGGCTCGTAGAACTTGAACACGTCCTTGACGCGCGACTCGTGCGTCCGCTGCGCCGTCGACCCCTCCGACGGATCCCACGCGTTCGTGGTCTCCATCGACCGGCCGCCCATGCCGGCCGCGCCGCGGCGCTGGGTCTCAGCCACCCGGATCATCTTGTTCGTGGCGTTGTACAGCCCGGTCTCGTCCTGCAGCGCGAAGATCAGCGGGTTGCCCAGGCGGGACTGCGCCGAACTGGTAACGACGTCGATGCGGCCCTCGTCACCGATCCGGACGAAGTTCTCTCCGACCTTCATCTGCTCGGCCAGCGGGCCGTTCTTCACCATCGACTGCAGCGGCCGGTAGACGTTGGCGACCTGGTCCTCGGAGGTGGCCAGCAGCTGGATCAGCGGCGTCGCCCACGGCCGCCCCATCGGGTCGCCGGGCTCGTACTCCCAGATCCACCCGCAGTCGCAGCCGTGCTCGGCGCACACGTACGCCTCGCCGCCTTCGGCCCACCCGTCGAACACCGCCGGGCCGCGCGCCTCCAGGCAGACGAGCGTCGCCGACCAGGGGCCCTTGCCCGTCTTCTGCGGGGCGACGATCTGTGACCGGCGATAGTGGAACGCCGTTGCGAACTGGCCGACCTGCGCGACGGGCTTCACCCGGTAGTGGTTGACGGTGCACCAGAGCTGCCAGTCGTACATCTCGAACGGGTCGCCCTTGGCGTCCCGGTCCGGCACGATGCAGTGCTGGGCGATCCAGTCGGCGGCGAGGAACCCCAGCGTCGGCCAGCGGACGACCCAGTCATTCCTCGTCTGCGTCATCGCGGACGACCTTCAGCCGCCCCCGCGAGCTGGTCCGCTTGGCCGGCTCCTTGCCCGGAGCCGGGACCGCCTCGGCCGGGACCGAGTCGACGATCTTCCAGCGGTTCGCGCGCAGGCCCGGCGTCGTCAAGCCGAGCGAGTCCGACTGCTGCCGCACCAGCGTGCCCAGGTTCACCGGCGAGCCCGGAAGCTCGACGATGGCCAGGTTGCGCACGTAGAGCGCGACCTCCAACTCGAGCCCGTTGCGCTCCCACATCAGCGCCTGAGGCTTGCGCCACAGATCGCCCCACAGCAGCGCCTCGCGCTCGGAGTGCCCGCGCAACGGCCACACCGGGGCGTCGCCCGGTCGGCCTGTTGCGGGCAGCATGACCCACTCGCCCTTGTCCCGCTCGCGCCGCAGCGCGTTGGGGTCCGGCGGTGGTCCCGAGCGTGCGCGGGCTCCACCCTTGGTCATTGGTGATCATCTCCCTCGGTCACGTTGCGTGACCTCAGTGGGCATCACGTTGCGTGATGCCCGGTGGTGATCTTGGTGGCTCTGGACCCGGCGGACCGGTCAGCGCCCTCCCGCACGGTCGACACCCCTAGTCGATCATGGGGTGGACCCCCGGGGCCGTCACGGACGGTGATGGCCACGCAGGGTGGTCACGGTCCGCGCGGACGGGGCGCATCACGGGGTGTGACGTGCGGCCGATGGTCACTGTGCGTGCCATCCGCCGGGCTGCCGGCGGGCGGTCTGCGCGGAGTCGCATGGTGCGCACAGGCCGCGGCCGTGCACGGGGTCGTCGGGGTCCAGGCCCTTGGCCACCAGCTGCCTGCGGTCCATGGGCCAGTGGTCGGCCACGGTGGCGGGCGCCTGTCTGCACAGCACGCACACGGGGTGCTTGGCCAGGACGCCCTTGCGGAACCGGTCCCGATGGGCCCTGCCGTAGCCCCGCTGTGCGCTGTTGCCCCTGCGCTGCTCGGCCCTGGCCTTGCAGGTGGGGCAGCGCCCTGCGGGGACGAGTTCGGGACAGCCGGAGGTACTGCAGACCTGCAGCCCCCGGCGTCCCATCCCACCCCCCGTGGGTCTACAGGTCCCGCACGTGCAGGGGCCCGTACACGATCGTCTTGCGCGAGGTGCCCGCTACGGCGTCGACCCGGTACCAGCGGTCGCCCGCCTCGGTGAGGGCGCTGTCGGGCACGTTGACGCTGTAGGTGCCCGCCGCTGCGCTCACGATGGCGATCTGGCCGCCGGTCGTGGACAGGACGGTCGCGTCCTCGTCGGGCGTCTCCGGGGTGGCCTTGAGGAGCATCTCCAGGGCGACGCCGGTCAGGTCGAGGGGCGTTCCGTCGTCGGCCTGCAGGACGAGCCCTGAGAGGGTCTCGTCGTTGCCCTGGGACAGGGAGAGCGTGACGCGCTTGGGCATCAGGGCCGCCACTCGTCCTGGTAGTCGTCGTGGTAGGCGTAGGGGAGCGCGAGCATTTGAAGGAGCGCTCCGGCGTTGTCGCAGCCGTTGCGCCATTCGTCGTCGACCATCTCGTCCGTCCCGACGACTTCGGGGAGGAGTTCGTCCAGGATGCGGCGCTTGGCGTTGACCTCGGCCAGGATTCGCTTGGGGCGGAAGTGGTCGCGGAAGCGCTCGGCGGCGGTCCGGGCGTCGTGGTCGTCAGGGTCGACCCAGAACGGCCACTCGCCGTCGCCGAGTTCCGACGGTGCTTCCTTCGCGGCCTTCTCGTCGTCGGCCAGCCGAGCTCTGAGGAACTTCAGGATGTCGTCGTCCACGAGGCACCTCCTCAGATCGTCCCGGTGAGTTGGCCGGTGGTGACGAGCGTCCCTGCGCGGTCATCTTCGGCACTGAGTGCCCCTGTGAGCGTCCCGGCGGGTGCGAGGGTCCCGCCGTACTGCCCGGCTTCCGTCAGCACGCCCTCGTAGCGTCCGGCGGGGCGCAGGGTGCCTGCGAGGTCGGGAAGGGGCGGGGCTTCCTCGTTCAGGCTGATGCCCAGCGGGGGGAGCGTCGCGGCCATCTCGGCCTGGGCCCCGGCGCGGGCCGTGGCGGTCGACGTGAGCGCGGGGAGAACGGCGCTGAGAGCGCCCGCGGGGCCGTCGGCGCGGGCGCCGGCCACCGTGATGGTCAGTGCGGGCAGGTCGGTGTCCAGGGTCGCGTCGGTCCGGGCTCGGCCGACTGCGGAGGCGTCCAGTGCGGGCAGGGGCGCGGCGAGGCTGGCGTCTGCTCGCGCTGTCCCGCTGGCCGCCGCGGTGAGCGGGGGCAGTTGCGTGTCGAGGCGACCGCCTTCGGGGATCGTGTCGCCTTCGACTGCCGCAGTGAGCGCGGGAAGCGTGGTGGGCAGGGTGCCGTCCGCGTGGGCTGCCCCTGCCGCGGCCGCTGTAAGGGCCGGGAGGGGCGCCTGCAGGGCCCCACTGGCGTGCGCGGCGCCGGCTGTCGTGGCCGTCAGCGCGGGGAGCGTTGCGGCGCCCTGCCCGGTCGCTGTGGCGTCCGCGGTCGCGCCGGCCTGGATGGCCGGGAGAGTGGCGCTGACGCCGCCGTGGGCCTGGGCGGTCGCGGTGGTCTGGATGGTGAGCGCGGGAAGCGTGGTGGAGGCGACGGCGTGGGAGGACGCGCTGCCCGCGGCCTGTGCGGCGAGGGGCGGCAGGGGTGCGGCCAGGGTGCCGGTGGAGGGGCCGGCACCGCCTCCCGCGGGGCCGATCCAGTCGGTGTCGGAGAACGCCAGGTCGTCGAAGTAGACCTCGGCGGAGTTCGACAGGATCCCGCACCGCAGCCTGGTGGGGTTGGCGGCGCCGGTGGTGACGTTGCTGGAGGTGATCTCCTGGTCGGCTGTGGTGGCGTCCGGGGTCCAGAACACCCGCATGACCATCGTGCCGTTGCTGGAGCCGCCCGCGGTGACGCGGAGCTCCACGCGGAACCAGGCGCCCAGGGTGATGGTGCCGCTGGTCGTTCCGCCGAGGCTTCCGGCGCCGTACAGCATCCCCAGGGTGCCCGCGGAGTTGATCCGGATGGTGCCCATGATGCCGTTCGAGCTGGACAGCATCCGGAGGACGTTGGTGTTGGCGGCCGGGAGGCTGGTGACCCTGAAGTAGGTGCGGGCGTACGCGGTGGCGGAGGTGCCGGCGAGGCCGGAGGTCCAGGCGACGTAGGCGTCGGAGGTTCCGGAGGCCAGGGCGGCGACCGAGCCGTGCGCGGCGCTGGCGGTGGTGTAGGTGAGGGTGGAGTCAACGACGACGGTGTTGAACGCGTTCCCGCTGGCGCCCCCGGAGTTGGCGGCGGTGATGGTGGTGCCGTTAGAGCCGCCCTCGAAGGTGTTGGCCAGGGTGGCCATGGGTTCAGCCTGCGGGCATCGTGATGGTGCCGGAGGTGATCTCCACCTCCAGGCCCACGCTCACCGTGGTGGTGTTCAGCTGCAGTTCGCCGCCGCCGCCGGTCGCGGTGACCGCGCCGTCGACGATGCCGAGCCCGGTGCCGGCGGCCTCGGTCGCGGTGAGGATCCGGAACCATCCCGCGGTCCCGGCGGCGAGGCCGGTGTCGGCGGGGATCGGGGTGACGTCGAGGGCGGCGCTGCCGCCGGAGGCTGCGGCGAACGCGGGGTCGGACAGGGGGAATTCCAAGAGCAGCGTCCCGCTGGGCGCGGTGCCGGGTCCGGCGGGCTGGGTGCCGGTGTAGACGCGGAGGACGCCTGCGGCGCTGGGGTCAATCAGCGCGGTGATGGCGTCCACGGCGGCGTTGCGGGCGGCGGTGGAGATCCTGGTGGCCACTGGCACCTCCGTGCTACACGCTGGGTTCTAGGTCGAACAGCAGACCACGTTCTTCGGCGGGTGCCCGCCGTGCCTGCTTCCACGTCTCGTAGACCTGCCGGTCGAGTTCGAAGTCTTCGGGCGCCATGGCGCCCTTCTTGCGGTTGCAGGTCTGGCAGCACCAGCGGGTGTTGGTGCGGTAGTAGGGGGGCTTGTCGCGGTCGACGACGTCGAGGGTGATGTCGGCCAGCCCGTGCCCCATGGCTTTGTACTGGTGACCGCAGTAGTTGCAGCCGTTGCCGTACTGGAACTCGGCATCGTGGGCGAGCCGCTTGGGCTCCCAGCCGTACCGGGCAACGAGGTCGTCCTTGGGGATACCAAACCGGACGGCGTGGCGCCGGATCACGTCGCGAGCCTTGACCGCCCATCGGTTGTCGATCTTCCGCGCGTCGCGGGCCGTTTGCTCGCATGGACGGCAGACACCGATGACCGTCCATGTGAAGTTAGCTCCCAGAGATGCGGACGCCCCTCGCTCTCTGGGGGTGCGAGGGGCGTCCGGGCCTATCTGCCACCCGGAACGCGAAAGGCCCGGGAGCGCGACGCTCAACCGGGCCTCAGAGACACGTGTGTCCAGGGAGGACCAGCGTGACACATGCTCTGACCTGCGCGCAAGCTAGGCCGCGTTGGCGGGCGTGTCGGTATCCGCCTTGTGCTGCTCGGCTTCGCGTTTGGCTCGCAATTCCTCCTCTCGCGTGAGTTTGGCGACGAGGAGTTCCAGCACGTCGGAGACCCGGTAGAGGGGGTGCCCATGGGGGTCGGTGCCGTGGTGGATGAGGCGGCCGCGTTCGCCCCACTTGCGGACGAGGTCGGCGCGGAGGGGGGCGGCGAGGCGGGTGAGGATGTGGGCGGCCTGGGCGGCGGTGGCGAGCTGATCTTCGACTTGGGCGAGCATCTCCTCGCGCTTGGCGGCAACGTCGTGGGGTTCGGCGTCGCATTCGCGGCAGGAGACCTGCGGTGCTCCGGGTCGGGCGTAGAGAGCGGCGCCGCATTCGCAGCGTCCGGCGAAGACTCGTTCGGCGGGCCGGTCCACGATGCGCTCAGCGCCTTCCACAGCCGTCACGAGTTCCTCGTAGGCCTCGATGGCTGCGGGATGGGTCACGAGCCTCTGGCGGCGATCTGAGAGCCATGCGGCCATGCTTTCGCAGGAGTCTCCGGGCCACGATTCGCCGGGTGTGATCTCCATGAGGGTGCGGACCCAGCCGACGAGGGTGTTGCGGAGCACGTAGGTGAGTTCGGACGCGCGCGGGTCGAAGGGCAGCGGCACCTCGGCGGAGCGACCGCCGCCGGTGCGGGAGGTCTGCCGGGTCAGGGTGGTTTCCAGTTCGCGGGCGAGCCATCGCACGGAGGTCAGCGCGCGCCCCAGTTCCGCGCTGCACGCCCCGCAGATGGTCTGGTCGCCCTTCATCTCGCGACGGCACGTCTCGACTGGGCAGGGAAGGCTCAACGGTTCTCCTCGCGGTCCGTTCCGTTCGAGATCAGGGTCACGGCCGCGATGACGACGGCGACCAGGCCGAAGGCGATCGCCATGATCAAGGATGCGGCGAGCCATCCCATGTCGATCGCGGAGGCGACGTAGATGCCGCCGAACACCAGGGCCAGGAGCGTCACTCCGGCGATCAGTCGTGCGTTCAACAGCTCTCCCTGAGCTTGCGGACCTCGTCGGTGAGTTCCTGGACGGCGTTGACCAAGGCGCAGGTGGCGAAGGTCTGGGCGACGGCCAGGGCCGCGACGGTGTCGGGCGCTTCCACGGTCACGGGGCCCTGCCGGTCGGCCTGCGGGCACCCGGACCAGATCGCGTCGGTGAGCGGGTCGTCGTTCATGCCGCCGGAGTCCTCGATGGCCTGGGCGGCGGTCCGGTAGTGCGCGGCGAGCGCGGCCAGCATCGTGTCCGCCGCCTGGTACGAGGGCCGGATGTCGGTGCTGGGCGTGCGGTCCTCGCGCAGGGCGCGGGCGATGATGTCGCGCAGGCTCATCCGCACGTGCACCGCCTCTCCCAGCGCAGCACCACCAGCGGCACCGGGCACACGTACACGAAGTCGGCGGCCACGTAGGCGCCGATCCAGATGTTGCGGGGCTCGATGTAGGCGGTGAGGCGACCCCATCGGGCGCGGCGGTCGCGCAGGCTCATGACCCACCCCGCGCGTTCCGCGCGATCTCGGCGGCGCGCTGCATGCCCTTGCGCTCCCCGTGCCAGCGCCCCAGGGCGTCGGGCCTCCCGGGCGGGACGTAGCGCTGCTCGCGCTCGGCCTGGGCGTCGAGGATCTCCTGGGCGACCTGCTCCCGGATGTGCGGCACGGCGGCCACGATCAGGTCGCGGGCCTGCCCCCTGAAGTCTCGCCACGACAGGTGATCGGCGACGAACTCGGCGTCGTAGGCGCGGTACAAGATCTCGGCGACGGCTTGAACCGCCTCCGCGGGCACTTCGCTGGGCTTCATCGCTGTCCTTCCGGTCGGGGCTTGGGCTTGAGGCCGAGGGGGTCGCCGGCGGTGCGGGCCTTGGCCTCCCGCAGCGCCTCGCGGGCCTCTTCGGCGCCGCGGCGGTAGTCGCCGGGGCGGGCGTGCTGGGTGATGACCGGCGGGCGGGGCCAGGGGCGCCAGCCTTCGTCGTAGAGGTCGGTGACGTATTGGCGGGCGAAGGCGTCGGGGTCCTTCATTGCGTCGGCGAAGGGGCGTAGGCGGGTGGCGAGGGCGCGGACGGCGCGGTCGATGGCGGCCTGCAGGGCCGGGTCGCGGTCGGTCATGCGATCACCTCGACCGGCTGGAAGGCGACCCACCAGTGCGCGGGCAGGCGGCCGATCTCCAGGTCGTCGCGGATCGGCTGCGGGACCCCCAGCACCCGGGCCGCGCTCGGCCAGCGCATGAGCTGGCACGGGTCCTTGACCTCGAAACGGTGGGCCATGCGGTCGCAGGTGATCCAGTCGGCGGTGAGGCCGATCTCGAATCGGTACTCGGGGCCCAGGTCGGTCCACCAGGAGATCGGCAGGCCATCGAGCAGCGGGTGGCCGTTGGGCCTGACCAGGCCGTTGCGGCGGATGCCGGGGGCGCCGTGGTCGCACGTGTAGTGCCAGATGGTCATGACGCCTCGCTTTCGGTCATCCCGGTCGCGAGGGCGGCGCGGATGGTGACCTTGTGGTCGTCGGTGACGCCGGGCACCTGGGCGAGGAGCGGGAAGCCCTGTGCGGCCTGGTCGTCGCCGAGGAGTTCCTCGCGTGCCCAGCGCATGGCGTCGCCGCCGTGGTCGGGCAGGGCCAGCACGTGCTCGACGGCGGCGCGGTACAGGCGCAGCGCCTCGGACGCGGCGCGGGCCTCCTCGGCCTTGCGGCGGCGGGCCTCGGTCTGCGCGGCGTCGAACATCTCGCGGACCTTGCGGGCGGCCGGGTTGTCGGCCGGGTCGGAGTCGCCGGCGGCCAGGGCCGGGACCGAGTGCCCGCTGGCGGCGCGGGTGCGCTGCTCGCGGAGGGCGGCGAGGTAGCCGGGGACGTGGCCGCGTTCGTCGCGGAGGGCGAGGCGGTGGGCGCGGACGTGGTGGGGCTGGATCCATCGGGGGCCGTCGTCGGTGGTGGTGCTGAGGCCGTAGTAGCGGGCGACGGCCGCGAGGGCGTCCTCGTCGAGGGGGACGTCGTGGAGGGCGGCGGCCCACGCCTTGGCGGCGACCGCGGACGGCTTGCGGTTGTCGAACGCGGCGGCGTGGGCGAGGAGCTGGATCGCTTCGTCGGGTGTCATTGGTCTTCCTGGTGGAGTTGGTTGCCGAGGGCGAGCCATCCGGCGACGGTGGCGTCGGTTCCGGTGAGGGGGCGTGCGGCGCCGCCGTTAATGGCGCGGAGGGCGGGGGCAGCGTTTCCGGCGGGCGGGGCGTCGATGAGTTCTTTCCAGCCGGACATGAAATAGCGGGCGGAGAAGACGGGCTTGGCGGATGAGGCGGCGACGCGGGCGGCGTAGTCGGCCATGGCGTCGATGCCTTTTCGCTGCATGAGCGAATGGAGCAGGTACCAGTCGTCGCCGCGGAGGTTCCAGCGGATGCCGGGGAGGCCGGCGGCGTGGATGCGGTGGACGAGGGGGAGGGCCCAGTCGGGGATGGGCTCGGCCTGGCTCGCGCTCGCGCGCGCATCGCCTGCTTGTTGTTCTTCTCCAGCAAGCATCCTGGTGTTCTGTATAGGGCCGGAAAACCCGTCTTCGGTGCGACCTGCGGAAACGTCGTTTGCCCTGGTCGGACCGGAAGCGGGTTTCCCGCTCTCGGTGCCACCTGCGGGGATGCCCTGTTCCTGCAGGTCGGACCGAGAGCGGGTTTTCCGGCCTCGGTGACCCCCCACCGAGGACGGGTTTTCCGTCTTCGGTGCGACCTGCGGGTTCTCGGTGTTTCCCCTGGTCGGACCGAGAGCGGGTTTTCCGTCCTCGGTGCGACCTGCGACGATGTCCTTCGGGACGGAGTAGACGATCATGTCGGTCGCCCACCGGCCGCGCTCGATCTGCGTCTTGCGGTACTCGATGTAGCCGTACTTCGCCAGCTCCCGCAGCCCGCTCCGGCAGGCGTCCCGGCCGTCCGGGCTCTTCTGCGCGAGCGTTTCCGCCGTCTCGTTCCAGTCCTCATCGGAATTGCTCAGCAGGTTCGCGTGAATGCCGCGCGCCTTGTAGGACAGGCGTTCGTCGCGCAGGGCGACATTCGGCACCTGGGTAAATCCCGTGGGTGCCGGAACGCGGACGATTCTCACTTCCACCTGCCCTTGTCCTGTCTCAAATGAATAGTTGATCAGGCCGTGCGGAATCTGCCGGACTCACTCATCCTTCCGATTGTCGCGGGTGCGGGGGACAGAGTTATCCACAGGGTCGGGCGGGGTTATCCACAGGGCGTGCAGCGTGCCGATGAGTCGCTGCATCAGCTCGGCCACCGTCTGCGGTTGCGCATCCGGGCGTCCTCGCTCGGCCTCCAGCGCCCGGATGCGGGCGTCGAGTTCATCCCTCACCGGTCCTTCACCCGCGCCTTCAGTTCGTCCCGCGCGGCCTCCAACTCCATGGGCGCCATGCCTTCGGCGACCTGCCGGGCGTTGCGGTCGTGGGCGACGGCGTCCAGGAGGAAGTCGGCCGCCTCCCGGCCGACCCGGGCGGGCAACGTGGCCGCCGCGCAGGGCAGCGTGAGCCCGATGACCTCAGCGAGGTCGGGTGCCTGCCGGGCGAGTGCACGGGCTGCGCGGCGGCCTTCGCAGGCTTCGTAGGTGACGTCTCCGAGGTTGCCGACGCGGTCGATGACGTTCCCGCCGGTGGACTTGCGGGGCCGGGCGGACGCCGCGGCGATCTGGTTGGCGGTAGCCATCAGGTCACCTCCAGTTCGGTGATGTGGAGCAGCAGCCGCCCGCGGGCAACGACGGGGCCGATGCGCATGTCGGGGCCGATGAGGTGGGCGTCGGAGTCGTCGGGCAGCACGCGGGCGTCCACGAGCCCGTCCACGGCGGCCTTGGCCGAGGGGTAGAGGTTGTGGACGTCGCGGCGGCGCCGGTCGGGGGGCCGGTACTCGGCGACGATCTGGGCGCGCTGGAGGGCGGGGACCGTGCGGGCGGCCGTGGCCAGGTAGGCGGCGGTGCGGATGTCCTTGGTGGTCTCGGCCCGGACCCGCCAGTGCACGCGCCGGTTGGCGTTGAGCAGCGGCAGGCCCGCGGGCAGCTCCACCGTCCACGTCCGGGCGGTCATCGCTTCTCCAGGTCTCGGGCGAGGTTGGCGATCCGCCGGTGCGTGGCGGCGCGTTCGGTGGCGAGGCGCAGCGCGTATTCGCCGGTGACGGACGGGCCGTAGTCGAGGACGTGGGCGGCCCCGCAGGTGCAGGCCCAGGAGGTGGCGTGGGCGGCGGGCAGGTGGCCGGTGGTGGTGGCGTGGGCGGTCATGCCGCGGCCTCCTCGATCCGGTCGAGCAGCACGGCGAGGGCGGCGGCGCCCTGCTGGGGGACGACGCCGTTGCCGAGCGCGGTGAGCTGCTGGTTGCGGGACAGGCCGGGGACGGCGGTGACATGGCCGTCGGGGAGGCCCATGAGCCACTCGACGAAGGCGGGGGTCAGGCGCGGCTGGCCGTTCAGCCCGGGTTCAGTGGGAGCTGGAGCTGGCCGGCCGAGGATGCGGGCCCACCGGTCGATGGCGGGGGCGTACTTTCCCCAGTCCAGAACGCGTCCGTCAGCGTCGTCCCGCTGTTGTGCTTCGAGCCCGGCTTCCTGGTCGCGGTGGCGTTGCGGGCCCCGTGCGCGTCCATCGCGGTCGGCGTCGGGAGCAGTCGCACCACCGCCGAGGGCAGCATCAGATCCCCGGACGATCCCCGCTGGTTCGGGCCGCCCTTCGTCCCATCCGTCGCCCTGGGCGTCGGCAGCAGCAAGACCGCCGTCCGCAGATCCATGCCGCCGTCCCCGTGCGGCCCGGCACCGTTGGTGTCGGAGGTTCGGGGGGTGGGCAGCAGGCCAGGCGACGATGAAGACCCGGTCCCGCTGGTGCGGGGCACCCACGTCGGATGCGTTGAGGCTGACCCATTCCGCATCGAACCCGAGCGTGGCCAGGTCTCCGAGAACGGCACCAAGTGCTCGCAGATGATGCTGTTCTCCGGGGTCTCCCAGACACCACGGGCAGGGTTCCACGTCGCCACCGGCTCGGGCACTGCGCAGTCCTCCAACGTTCTCGATCACGACAAGGGGCGGCCTGAGCACGGCGATCGCGGCGGCGACGTGTGCCCACAGACCTGAGGCGGCGTCGGGGACGAGGCCGGCGCGCTTGCCCGCGGTGGACACGCTCTGGCAGGGGAACCCGGCGGCGAGCACGTCCACGCGCGGGACGGCCGCCCAGTCCACGGCGGTGATGTCGCCCACGTTGGGGACGTGCGGCCAGTGGTGGGCGAGGATGGCGGCGGCGCCGGGGTCGGGGTCGCCGACCCAGGTCAGCTCGACGTCGAGCATGGACGCGATGGCCATGCCGAGCCCCTCGTACCCGGAGCACATGGAGCCAAGGCGCAGGACCGGGGCCCCGCCCCCCGGGGTGCTGGGGGCGGGACCGGTCCGGTGGGCGGTCACAGGTACCTCCCGACGGGGACGTCGACGACCGGCCGGCCGTAGCGAGGCGCGTGGACCGGCGCGTACGTGCGGGCGGGTCGGGTGGCGTCCGAGACGTCCTCGAACAGGTGGAGCTGGACCCCCTGCGAGGCGGGGGCCTGGGGCGGCCCGGTGCGGTCGGGGCCGTGCGTGCGGCGGGGCGTCATGCGACCCACCCGCCTTCCCGGAGGGCGCGGTTGAGGGCGTGCCGCAGTGCTGTCGTCTGCCCGGGCGGCGTTGGTTCCGGCGGTCCCGTGTCGGGTCGTCCGGCGCTGTTCCAGCGCTGGTAGCAGGCGCTGCACCAGCCGTGGCACTTGTGCGGCTTGCGCTCGCCGCAGGAGGCGCAGGTGATGATGCGGCCGGGCAGGGGGACGTACTGGGAGGGGAGCCCGGCGGCGGCGCGGCGGTCCTCCTCGTGCCGGGCGATGAAGGGCGTGAGGCCGAGCCGGGCGGCGACCTCCAGCGCATCCAGGCCCTGGCTGCGCAGCCAGTCGTAGTTTTCGCGGCGGTCCGCCTGGCGTTGGGCGTAGGGGGGTGGGGGGCCGGTGTCGGGTCGGCCGGCGCGGTACCAGCGTGCGGTGCAGGTGTGGCACCAGCCGTGGGCGCCGGTGCCGGGGCGGCGGGGCTTGCCGCAACTGCGGCAGGTGCGGGCGGTCACTGCGGCCTCCTGTCCCGGGCGCCGTAGGTGCGGCCGTCGGAGTCCCCGCAGCACCCCTCGCGCTCGATGCGGCGGCGGTCGACGGCGCGCTGGTTGAGCACGCCGATGACGGTGAGGCCGAGGAGGACGAGGGCGACGAATCCGTAGCCGAGCCAGTCCGCGGTGCTCACGGCTCCTCCGTCACGTCCGGGTCGCCGCTGTCCGTCCGCGGACCCGTCTGCCCGGGTGCCGCCGCCACAGCTCGCTGATCCGGGCCGCGAAAGGAAGACCTCCCGGCGGGCAGGTCGTGGTGGGTGTCGAGGGGGTCGCCGGCGACGGGGCGGTCGCCGGGGGGTTGG